CCAGAGATCGCACAAAACCATTAACTGCCTCGGGTGTGATAAGAGTGTCTTGTTCACCTGGTGTGCCACAGAATTTGTTCTCCTCTATTGTATAGGAATAATTTTTCTTTTGTAACCATTCTTCAAGATAATGAAACAATCCTAAAGGTAACTCTCCAGTCCCAGGTGAGTATAGACGGATCTTACCGTCCCAATACTTATATCTCTTCTGGGTTTTGAGGAACTTTGCTTCAGGCACCTCGAACGTAAAGTAGTCTGATAACTCCTTGTGTACGCTGAGTTCCGCCTTGATTTTCAAGAACGCTTCATTCTTTTTTTCAATGGTTACCATTAGATAGGGAATTCATACCTCTTTGCGTCAATCGCATTCTTCACTTGGAATCCGCGATTGTTAATCATCTTAAGGATGTTCTCAATATAATTTATACACGTTTCAAAATACGTGACTCTGAGAGATTGTTTCTGTACCTCCTCATCAGAATCTAGGAAGGTAGATAGATCTCCCTTCAATATCTTGAGGTCATACACCTGACCTTTCTCATCAGTTTTCTTTCCGCTGTACCATAACCACCGCTCGCGATAGATCCTCTTGAGTTTTAGTTTCTCATCCTCAAGGATTAGTTTATATTTGTTGTAGTAGATGTGATACTTTTGGTGGAGACTGGGGATATTTATTGATTCATTTCCCAAATCTGCCTCATTAAAAATAGAGTCCTTGGACCAGGACTCCTGCAACTCTTCAAGTAGCGCCATAATTTACTTTAAGTTTTTCTGTCTATCACCAGATACAGATTGTATCTCATATGATAGGTAATCAAATGATACGATTGCTTGGAAATACTCTTGGTCACTAAGCGTTCCATCGAACTCTAGTGTGCTAAGTTCCACTGGTTTCAAATTTTTGAAGACTACATTATACAAGGGTTGGAAGTTAGAGTTCAATACAACGAGTGTACCGTCTGCGAAAATCAAATCCTGTCCTAGAGACTTGGCGGTGTTAGTCTGATTTGCTTCGATGAACTGTTGACGCTCCTCGAATCTTTCAGGCACACCAAGACCACGCATCCAGTTATGCATAATCAAATAGTTCTCCATATTCTCGTCTACAAGAAACTGGAGATTGAAACGACCATAGTCGATAACACCTTCTAGATAGGTGTCTCTGTATGGAGTTGGTTGTTCAAGCAAACTTAACGAGAGGTTCGGAATGTTTGCCATCTGTGCAAAGTATGCTACCTTAGGATATTTTGCTAAGGTAAAGCGAAACCCACCTGGAGAAAGGAAATTCCTGTTGCTAATTTGCGTTTCGAAAGACATTATCTATTTTAGTGGGGTTCGCCTGTCTCTATTTAGTCACTGCCAGAACTCATCTAAAACGTCAAACACTTTGTTTAGATAATCGTTGGCACCTCTACATTCCCACTCTCCTTTCTCCCCGATTTCACATTTGTAATCGAGTTCCCTTTTCAGTTTCAACAACCTATCGGTCATTGCAACTTTGTTTAATCTGCCGTTCATTCTACTTTACCAATATGATCGATGCTGTTCGGGTGTTCGTGAATGTATGGTACATCTTCTACTGCAATATCTCTTGCTTCGAAAGAATCTTTTGCTGTCACACCAATTTCTTGATGGTTATGAGAATGGTCCATATACCCGACAATGTAATGGGTCATTGGCAAATCTCCAAATTGTAACTACCAATATTTATTAAAACTGCATAAAAAAAGAGACCCTTGCGGGTCTCTGTGTGTTGAAGTGAATATACTTCTTACATAAGGTTGTCAACAAGAACACGTCTGTAGTAACGGTTAGCGTTAGCAGTAAGAGCACCACTACCCTGATTTGTACCTTCAGCAAATGGATTGCAAACAAGACCGTATCTTGTCTTGAATCCGATTTTTGGTTGGAAGGTGTCCTGACCAACGGCGCGAACCATTTGGAGAGGAACATAAGGACAGTAGAACAGACCTGCATCATATGCAGAACTACCTTTGTAACCTGCCACGTAGAAGTGTCTGTCACTTACGTTTGCAGAATATGGGTCAACATAAACCTTGATTCTACCGTTCAACGTACCTGCAAGAGTTGAGGAGTTGTCGTCAGGAAGAAGGTTGCTGTTACCAGAAAGTGCAGGGGTGTAGTCAAGAACGCCTGCCATTGAAAGGGCGGATGCAACGTCTGCAGAACAGATGATGATGTTACCCTTCCCGCGACGAGTCTCGTGCCCGATTGCGTTCATATCTCTTTCGATGTTGAAGAGAAGACCTTTGAACTTCTCAACAGACCATCTGCCGTTTGAGTCAACGTCGAGGTCGAAGATACCTGCGGTTGCTGTGTTTGACTGAGCACCAGGTCTTGCGATCTTGTAAACAGTTCTAACAACTTCACGGTTGATCTCAGCAAGAACCTCAGTAGACAAGATGTTTGCCAACTCAGATTCAGCGTCAAGTCCGTGAACTGCTTTAAGATCCTGTGCTAGTTCCAAACTGTACTCTGCCTTGAGTGCTCTGGACTTCGCAGTCACAGTAACTTTCTCAATGCTGAAGTTCATTTCAGCGAAGGCGTTAGAACCAGTACCGAGAGTCTCAGACTCATCAGTTCTCATTCCAGTACCGTTTGTGTATGTACCAGAGTCGTTAAGAAGACCTGGGTTTGAACCTGCCTGTGCAGTAGAAGAACCGAATCCACTAGTTTGAGCAGCGTCTCTACCAGTGAAGTCAGAATCAGGTTCGTTGTAGAATGCTTCTGTACCTGAAGCACGGTCTGTACCGAATCTAGATCTCATTGCGAAGATCAATCCAGTAGGACCAGTCATAGGTTGAACGCCTGCAATGTCATAAGCAATAAGCTTAGGCATTGAACGTCTGATCAAGGAGATCAGAACAGGGTCGAAACCTGCGACAGGACCAGTTGCTGTAGCGTCTGCACTGAAACCTGCAACTGAACTTGTAGATCCAGTAGAGTTTGTAGGTGCTGCCTCAGTAAGGATTCCTCTCTCTTCTTTTAGAAATGATTCTTGGTTTTCGAGCAAGATTGCGGTTACCGCCTTCTTATAGTTGTCCTTGATGGAATCAAGACCCTCACAATTAAGAACGGGTGACCACTTCTCCTGCAGATGTTCGGATTTGAACATTGCTTGTTTACCTCTTTAGGTTATAGGGAAAAATAGTTTAATGACTAACTCACTTAGTCCAACGACGGAGGGCATCAACGTACTTAGACATTGAATCCGTCATTTCTGTATCCACAACAGGTTGTACATCCTCAGCAATCGTTTCTGCTGCTGCCTGGGGCTTGCTGCTGAAATACGACTCTCTTAGAGTCTCAACTTTGCTGCGGAATGACTCTTCATCTTCAAACTCAACACCTTCTGAAAGAGACTCAAGTTTCTCCTTCTCGGTAGATGCGAGACCTTCTGCGATCTCCTTCACGATTCCATTCTTAACATAACCTGCAACTTCGTGGTTGAGGGCAATGTTCTTATCAATTTGTTCGTTGAGTTTTGCTTCCATCGAATCAAGTTCAGTCACCATCTCAGAGATGATGTCTGCTTTTTCTTCGGGAACCTCGATATGGTTCTCGACGAAAACTTTTTTAAGTCCGCTAACTACGCTCTCTGCGATCTCTGCTTTGAGACCAGTTTCAACAGCGAGTTGGTTAGCGTCCATCCATTGCTGAGCAGCATATGTAAGATACTCATCTACTTGCTCGGCAAGGGAAGACTTAATACTTTCGACCTCTTCTGAAAGAGTCTCGGCGTATTCTTTATGAACACGATCAAGTTCCTCATTCAAACGAGAGACTACAGCAGCTTCGAAGATTGTTGCTGCCTTTTGTTTGAACTCCTCAGAAAGGTCTTCGCCTTCTGTAAGAGCAGCGACGTCTGCAGAAAGATCAACTTCGATAAGTTCATCTCCTTCAGCGTTTTCTGCTTCTACTGATTCCGCTTTCTGGGGTGAAGCAGCAGAAGGTTTTGTCTTCGGTGATGCTGCCTGGGTTTGTGATGGAGTCTTCAGTTTGTTAGACTCATCATCAGGTTTAGAGTTCTGAGGTGTAGGACCTCCGAGTACCTCAACGCCACCCAAAGAAGAACCATCAGCAACAGCACCGTCGAATTTTGCTTCGGTGACTTCCTGCTTTTCTTCGGATGCCATTACTTCATTCTCTTGTGACATTAGAGTTTTCTCCGTTAGTAGTCTTTGCTATTCGTAAAAATATTTATACTCACAGGGAGTTTAAGAATTTTGAAAACGCGGAAATCTTCCGCTCTTCAAGAATCTTGTGGTTCGCAGCATTGTCAATCTTTTGTTTCATACTTGCAATTTCAGACTCTTGAATGATTCCGTTATTCCAGATCCATTCTTTGCCTTCCATAATGCCATTAACAAAAGCATCTGGTGCTGAAGGGTCAGCAACAATATCTGCTGCGGTTGCCAACATAAAATCATCAGCAACTACTTTTGATCCATCACGAGTTTCTTGGAGTGAACCAATGCCACGTGAGGAAACTCCTAGTTTCACACCTTCACCTAAAAGGTTCTTGGCGATGTTACCCATAGGGGTATCTAGGATTCTCGCCTTGCCTCTGAAGTTATTACCTTCTTGAACAAGCGATGTAATCAAGTGTGAGACACGATCAAGGTTCACAGTAGGACCGTCAGGGTGACCCAACTCTCCAAGTGCGCGACCGTTCTTTACAAACGATTCGTTATATTTATCAACTTCACGACGGAGTGTGTTGATAGGGTACATTCTTCCATTGCGATTTTTAATCTCGCCTTGTAAGAAAGTTCCTTCTATGTATAGATTTTTCTTGCCGTTCTTTTCCTCAGTGAGGATCTGAACGTCTTCAATCTGTTCCGTGATCAGTTTCATTTGGTTCCTCTGTAGTTTCGGGTTTCATCCAACCGCCTGCGATTTCCTTTTTCTTTGCTTCTAGAGCATCGGCAGTAACCGCTTTCATTGCATCATCAACCTCTGAACTGAGATCTTTGTTCCCAGAAAAAATTTTGTTGACAATCTCTTGTGCTTGAATGGATGGCATAATAAAATGTTCTCGTTACCTAGTATTTAGAATTCTCCGCGTTTATAGTCTGCAGGAGGGATAGACTCAATGCCAGATGGACCTTCCTCTTCGGGCAGTTCACCTTCCATTCCCATTTCTCCACCTGCTAGAGGTTCGCCTGTCATAGGATCAACCGCTGCAGGATCAGGGATCTTGCCTTCTTCGATCTCTTTTTCAATCTGCTCATCAATTTCCGCCATCTCTGAATCAGTATGTTTCAGGATTTGACGACGGATATATTCAGCGGAGAAGTATCTGCCAACGAAAGGATCCATTGTCTGAACTAGGTTTAGACGCTCTGTAAGGATCTCTTTCTCTTTAAGTTCAGAGAAATAGTTGTCAGCAACATAGTCATACTGAATGTGCTCTGACATATCATCCCACTCTTCAATGGAGATGACACCTTTCAGGATTAGTTGAGTCTTCAGGAGATCGTGGAGAAGTTCAGAGAACTTTTTACGCAAACGAGTTACGAACTTTTGGAACTTAATCTCGTCACGTGTGATCTCTGCTGCGCGACCTAGGTTGAATGTTGATTCTGATTCAAGACGTGACTCAGGTACATTCAACGCCCTATAAAGTTTCTTCTGAAAATACTTAACATCTTCAAGTTCACCAAGATTCTGTCCACCTGGGAGTGTGGTAATCTCAGTTCCTCTTCCTCCTTCTCTTCTGGGTAACCAGAAATCTTCGAGCATTGACATAAATTTTCTGTCATCTCGGATCTCTCCTGTGTCTGCGTTGTAAACTAATTTGTTTCTATAACGTGACATAACCTCGCGGAGGTATTGCTCTGCCTTTTGTTTAGGAAGATTACCAACATCGATATAGAAAATTCTACGTTCTGGTGCACGTGATAGTCTGTAGATTACAAGACTGTCTTCAATCATTCTAAGTTGATTGAGTGCTTTGATTGCCTTGTGCAAATGTGACATAATCACATTCTTGTTCATATCCTTCAACCCACTGTGGGCAAAAGCGATAGCATCAGGAGCAACCTTGATACCTGCAGTCTCCATTGCTCGGAGACCTTTAGGATTGTAAACGTAATACTCTGCGGACTTAGGAGCAATCTGTGCTTCCATTGTCCTAGGGTCTACGAACTTTGCCGAATCCTTCGGACGCTCTAGTTCGATTACCTTTCTGATTTTTCTTGGATCAATATATCTAAGTTCTGTGATACCACCTCTAGGGTTCTTGGTATCAATCATTTTATGATAATAAATTTTTCCATCAATATACCAACGACGGAAAATATCATATGCTTTCTTGTCAAAGTCAAGAAGACGGAGGATATTGAAGAACTCCTCTCTAATCTTTTTCTTGATAGCGGAACTGACTTTGAGGTTTGATAACTCCACGTCAACAGGAGTATCATCTAACTCACCTGCGATTGCTTCATTAACCACATCATCAATAGCACGATCACACTCAGGGTGGATCGACATAGCGCGGTATCGACGAATCAGATCATTTTCGTCTTTGTATGTTCCATCAAGATCGATGGCGGTACCAAAATACCCACCACCTGCAACTGGTGTCGCTGCATCATCTGACTCTCTACGCACGAAAGAAGGACCCTTCGCAGAGTCCTTCTTGGCACGTTCAAGAGAATAACCAAAAAGTTGGGACATCTAATTATTAGAATTTCTATCCCAACTATTTATACGGATTCTAAAACCCTACTAAACAGAATCACTGTTTCCTGTATTGACATCAGTGTCATAAGTCCAGTATTGAACTTGGAATTCCACTGTGTATTCCTCAGGTGTATCGTTGGTTCCCCAGTCAAGATCGATTGCAGAAATGTTAGATGGCCAGATACCTTCGAACTTATATGTACGAATGATCTTACCTTTTCTATCCATCTGTCTAACCTTTGCCATTGCTTGATAGTCAGCGATGGTGTTAGAGTTTTGGAAGTTCTGCTGTAGTGCTTGAATGTTTGTTGACCAAGACTCGAAGAACGCTCTGAACTTGAATGACTGATCGTTCAATACGGTAACAGTCCAAGGTTCGAATGTTCTGTCGCCTGCAACCTTGAGGATTCTTCCTCTGTAAGGTACTTCCACAACACCAATAGTTGATGCAGGAATGTTTGCTGCCTTCACAAGGAAGGTACCGAATGCGGATGCTTCGGAGGCGTTAAGTTGTGATCCACCTGCGTCATTCTCGACGGTATCCAATGAAGATCCTAGAACACCACCTGATTGTGGTGCTACCCCATCCTGTAGGATTGGGGGTGCATAGATTTCGCATTGGAATAGATTGGGGCGGGCAAAGTCTTTGACTTGATCCCTAAAGGAAAAGATGGGAGCGCGGATTGCGCTCTGTTCCACCTGTCCTGGTTGTTGTTCTGCCATTGTTTTAACTCCTAGTTAGACTCTTGAATCAGGATGTTACTTCACTGAAACTAGAACCAGTTCTAGTAGCAGTAAATGTTAGGGTGATGAAATTGATGGAGCGTGTTGGTTTCACGAAGATCTCCGCGAAGAACTCACCTCTATCAATCGCCTCAGGTGGGTTGTTGCTGCTGTCGCAGACAACTAAGAAATCGATAATTCCTCTACGTGATTGAACACTGCGTAGGAATGGTTCCACGATATTCTTGAATGAAGCACGTGTGAACTCATCGTTCAATTCGAACAGTTGAGTCTTTGCTGCTTCAGAGATAGCATCTTCGAGTACCAAGAACAAGCGACGAACGTTGATTCTGTCGAATGCTGATTGGTAAGCAAGAGCAGTTTTGTCACCGAATAGTACGATGCCTTGACCTGGGAATGCTACGATTGGGTTAACACGAGCAGCATACAATCTATCTCTGTGATCCTTAAGAGGTGAGTAAGAAAGTTTGATTGCATTTCTCAACTGTCCTCTATTGAATCCTGCAGGTGAGAACCACGCTTCTGAGTTAAGAGTTGCGCTAAGTGTTAGACCTGCAAGGTCAGCGTTACAAGGGATGTAACGGTACTTATCGTTGTACTTGTCGTAAATGTACTTGTAGTTGTTATCGAAGACTGCGTATGATGTGCTAGAGAGTTTATTGAAGTAATCAATAGTTCTGTTAACAATCACGTTGGTATCGCTAAGACCGATCACGTCGTTACGTGAAGGTGAAACGAATGCCAAGCAATCCTTACGAGTTGCAGCGATGTCAATGATCTTCTGTGCCTTAGCGACTGTATCGCTAGTGTCTGCCATTGAAGGACCCATCAAGATGTAATCTACATCGATGGTTTCTTTGTCAGCAACGAGGTCATATGAACCGAGGATCTCAGATCTCTGTAAGGTGTATCCGTCAGTACCGCCTTGAAGACTGTACTTAAGAGTTGAACCGTCAGATGTACCGATGATCTCGCGACCAAGTGATGTTTCGTTTGTCTTGATTGCTGCTGCTTGCTTGATCAAGTCAAAATGTCTTGATACTCCTGAAGAACCGAAGTCTCCATTAGCACCTGCATCTCTATCAAAGATGCTTCCAGTTTCGTGTGAACCCCAGAAAACAAATTGTGATCTGTTCTTAATAACTTCTCTGTAGTAGATAGTCTCGCCTTGAACGCCTTTAGCGTCGTTTGACTTAGATACAAAGAGGAACTTCTCAAGAACTGCTCCAGGTGTGCCAGTAAGTTTGCCGTCTCCATCAAGGACAAGAACGTGCATTTGGTCTTTAGAACCACCACGATCTGAAACCCAAGGTGAAGTGCCTGGTCTAGGAGCAACGTTTGACCACTTCTGTGTTCCGCCGAAGAATCTTTCGTCGTATTCTGATCTTACTGCTGCGACGTTAACGTTAGGTGAACCTGATGCGTTGTCGTCAGAGAGTGTGTAGTTTGCTTCGAATCTTTCCTGTGACTGATTAGTAATAGTAAGAAGTTGTCTTTCGATTGCTTCAACCTTACCTTTGTCGCCAGTTCTTGATCCGCCAGTCTCTGCACTCCAGAGAGCAACTACATCGCCAACCTCAAGTACATCAGATGAGAGTGAGTAGTTAACATCAATCTCGATCTTTCTTGTAAGAGGATCGTATGCAACCACTTGACCTTGAACAGGAATACTTACAGGTGAAGAAGCATCTGTTTCTGCCCTCCAGTATTGTCCGTTCTCAAAGTCACCTGCGATGGATGCGGAATCCATAGTAACTACGATCTTGTAACTGTAGATCTTAGCTCCTGCATTAGCACCGCTAAAGGTTACATCAGTTGTAGTTTCGAATTCCCACTCAGCAGTGGTAGGTTGTGCAAGTGAAAGGATTTGGTCAGGACCACAGTCAGTCATTACAACTCTTAGTGAGTTACCGTAAAGACCTGGGAACCTAGCACCCCACTTCCAGTTGTTAGAGGCACCTTCTACATTGCCCTCGTACTCTTCGAGGTTTCTGATAAGAGGAGCACTTACGCCAGTAGAGGTTTGTTCATTGATTGTTGTCTTGCCTGCAGTAACAACCAAACGCTTAACGGTTTGACCATCTGTCTGTGCTGCAGCAGTTGTTTCCAACTGACCACGCTCAACAGTAAGATCATTACCTGAAATGCCAGTCACCTTGAGAATCTCGTCAGAGATCAAGATGTGGTCGTTAATAGAAACAGCAAGAGAAGCAACAGAAGTAACAGTCAATGAAGTACCACCTGCAGCGAGTGTACCGCCTTGGTTCATTGTTGTGCTATTACCTGACTCTTCGATCAAGGTGATGCTCGCGCCTGCAGCGTGCGATGTTGCTGCTGTCGCAAGTTGTCCACGTTGAACGGTAAGGTCATTACCTGAAACGTTAGTAACTCTTAAAATTTCTGCGTCGATCAGAATCAGATCGCTAGTAGCGAAGTCCGTTGCTGATGTGACTGTAAGTGTAGTGTCTGCTCCTGAGAATGTAGTGACGACAGTCTGCGCTGTGTCAATAGCGTTCTTAAGAGAAGAACTGTTTGCACGAATAACTTTTAATGTACCACCGTACAATAAAAACTGTGCTGCTGAATACCAGTATTCGAAGTTAAAATCATTTGGTCTGCCAAATGTAGAAAGTAATTCTTTCTCACTTGTAATGTCAACAATTTTGTTAACAGGACCCTTTTCAAAGGAACCGACTATCACTGCAACATTATCTAAGGTCGCATTTGCAACCGTTGTCAGATCCTTTTCAAGTACAACGACCCCTGGTGAAAGTTGGGTAGATGCCATTGGTTAGCTCCTTGAAAATCTCAATCTATTGCTGAAATTATTTAGGAAAAGGTATTGTTCAAGCGGGGAAACAGAACGTGAACATTACCAGTCAGGATACTCAGATTCCTTTCTATGCTTAGGTTTTGCTTTTCTATACTTTGTCACTCTTCTCTTGGTACAGTATTTACACTCATACGAATATGCTGACGGGTTCTGCCCCCGATCTTTTCTTGTCTTATAGAAGTTATCTAAAAGAGAAAGAGTTCTCAAACATCTCCTGCACTGTCTATCTACAAACAGGAATGCTTCTAGTTCAAACTCTTCCTCAAGACTCAAGGTTCTTCCTCACTCTTCCTTGCTGCATAACCCATTACGAATCCAAACGAGAACAACACTAATATGAATAGTGTGGTTGCCATCTGTCCTAACATTGTTTCTATCATCTGTAGTCCCACATATAAGAGCGATCACCATATTCGTCAGTATGCCACACCTGACCTTCTGGATCTACGATAGTCTCTTCTTGGAGACCATCATCCATAAAACCAAACGGTGCCATATCTGCTTCTATCGCTTCGCGTTGTTCAGCGTACATTCTAGCACGAATATCGTTATCGTGGAGTTCCTTAAAGTAATCTTGAACTGCCAACCACGAGAACATTACCAGACACATAGCAAGGTCATCATTACAACCTTCCTCTGCTGCCCAAGATTGACCCTTCTGAATGAATGTAGTTAGTTCAGAGATAATATCATAATCGTGCAGGATTAACTTATCATCTTCTAGTAACTGCTTCAAGTTGGAACAACCGACCTTCTTAACTGCGGTTGACATCTTGACACCTAGTTGTACCTTACCACCAGAGAATCCTTGACCAACAACCTGTCCTGCTCTACCACGCATTGCTGCCATCAGCAGGTTGTCATACTCAAGATCATACTGTATAATATCTGCAACTTGACCACCAATATCATTTACTTCTACAAGGATATAAGCGTGGTTATATGCTCTTCCAACCTGACAGATAATATCAGGAAACAGCATAGGTTTGACTTCATTATTTCTATACTTAGCAACTAACTTATATGGAACGGTAGATGTATCGAATAGTGTGAATGCACTGTAGTCTCCATCAATACCTCTTGCCACGTCCACTGTCATTGTATAATTATGTCCCTCCTCTGGTTTCTCAAATACATCCAGACCATTCTTTTTCTCCAATGGTTCATCGTAAGTCATCACTCTCAACTTACTAGGAGAGATCAGAGTGTCTACAGATCCAAGGAACTCACACTCAAACTCAACACGGAACTGTTGTTCAGATGTGTTACGGATAGTTTGTGCTTTCCATTCAGCGTCTCTGCCTGGAACCTCAGACCAGTGAACCTCTGTAGGAATATATTCATTAGTACCACGCTCGGCATCGTGCCAGAGTTTGTAGTACATATTCATCCCGTGAGGTGTAGAGATGATAATAACTTTAGTGGATTTACCAGAAGAAATAGTAGGATAGACAGAACTAAAAAACTGATCCGCAATGTTATTCGGAACGAACGCGAATTCGTCCAAAAATATGACGTTAAAAGACATACCACGGACGGCACTAGCACTAGTAGATGCAGCCAGGAGTTTACTTCCGTTCTCCAGTTCCACTGACCCTTTGTTCCAACCAATAATACCTTGCTGCATCCACTTAGGAAGATTTTCGTAACTGAGTTGTAGACGCCCAAGCATCTCTCGTGCAGTTGCTGCTTTGTTTGCGAGGATTGCGACATTAACGTTATCGTTAAAAATTACATACCATAATAAGTACGCGGTAACAACAGTCGATTTACCAGACTGTCTTGGTAGTTTTGCAATATTAAATCTGTTCTCGTGAAAGCGATTCACCATAGTTTCTTGGAAGTCATACAAGTTAAATGGTATGACACCCTCATCTAGAGATACAATCTTGATGTACTTCTTGATAAAATAGATAGGATCACCTGCACACTTGATAAATTCCTTTACCTGTTTTGGTGTGAAGTTCTGTCCTACGTTTGCTTTCTTTAGATTGGGATTACCTAAGTATGCATCAAGTCCCATTCTGTTCCTTCCGTTTCAAATTATCTATACGTTTTTGTAGTTCATCGTATCCCTCTGGATACTCGTCAGCATAGTAATTAAACTTGATAGACAATAATTTCTCATCAGGATCCATCTCCTCTATCTCAGGATGCCTCGTGAAGTCACGAGGATTTCTTTTATAACCGCCCATCTCTTTTGCAATCATAAATGCTTGCAGTACCATTGAGATAGCGACGCCCACCAACACTAACCAAAGTGCTAATGGGACAAAGGAGGAATCCATTTTATTTGTCTATGTACTTTTCTAGTACCTCTAGTTGATCGTGATAATGGGAGATTTGATCGATCTCTCCTAAGATCGCTGCCACTACATCAGAGTGCTCTCCGATACCGACAGGGTTTGTTAGATAAATTTCGATATTTATCTTATGCTTTTCGATGTTACCTAAAGCGTGCAGTTTAACTGCTTCTAGGATTTCTTTTCTCATTCTACAAGGGTGCCTTTTGATTTACGGATTTCACGGAGTTCGTTAAAGTCCTTTTGTTTGGTACCGCCGTCATACTCCCACGCATAACCTTCGGTGATCATTTGTTCATTAAGGGACACATCTGAGTCCCCGACGTATAACCAACCGAGTAAGCGACCATACTTACCGACACCACCAACAAGTTCAGTCCTAATAGACAACTCATCATCACCAGAGATTGTATCTTCCAGTTTTGCTTTGAGCCATTCGGTTGCATCGATTCCAAGTGCCTTCTCCTCCAGATTACGAGTACGTTTCTCAGGAGTATCTACACCTGCGATTCTTACCCGCTCTTTTTTATATAGATCAAAACCGAGATCGATTGTTACATCAATCGTATCTCCGTCAAGAACTCTGTTCACCTCGGTCACTCGGAAGTTGTAACAACTCTTCCGACTCGGTGGCACCATTGCTCCCATCTTCTAATTCCTTGAAAGACATTCTCAATATATAGGCAATGTAAAGTGTGACTATTATTACAAGAATGGCAATCATTATGTTAACAGACCAAACAGGATCACCCATCTGAAGGATGATTCAAACGCTCTTCAACCCAATGGTCTTCGTTCTTAATTCCTGCTGCAGCAACATACCTTAAGATATGCTGATCTATTTGTTTATAGACTGGGTGCAGATCCAAGTCCATACTAATATCGTGTGCAATCTCTGCGACCTGTTGCTCTGTCAAGCAATGATCAGGGTGCAGTAAATCACAGCACGGTATTCTCTTTTCAATCAACTCATTAATATTGAGTCGAACTTTGTATTCTTTTGGTATTGTCATCTTTAACTCATTGTTTTACCATTTCAGACCTTCGTTCTACTTCAGAAATAATACTTCCGTAGTGCTTAAACATCTTATCCCCTGCAATATAGCAGCGTTGACGCTTCCATAGAGCATCAAGTATCAATCTGTAATCTTCTTTGTCGAAGTTACGTTCTTCATCACACTGGTTGCAACTCATTGTTTGTCCTTTGCGGGTTTACAAAATGCTAACGTCTATACCTAAGAATGGGGCAATTTTACCAATGACTCTCAAAAAACCATCAACGAATGCTCCTAGGAATGCGAATCCCAGTGCCATACTAATAAATGAAGCATTCCGATTATGACGACGAATCTTCGCCTCGATCATTTCATCTACTTCTTCTACAGTCGGTGGACGTTTTGCAGGAAGTATCTCCTTAAAACGATTTGTCATTGGGTAGTCTCCTAACTCAGGCATCCAATAATCAATAGATTCATTGGATTCCCAAAAGTCTTGCCAATCCTTTTCAGAATCGGTCACGTCCTTGATCGTTATCTTAGACGGGTTTTCTGGTGTTTTAGTCATCAGTTTACGTGAATTGTTCCTGTCATTCCTGCTTCCCTATGTGGTGCACAAAAGAATTCGTAATCACCTGGGGTATGGAATGTAATGTCCATAGTCTCTCCTGGGTTAAACATAAGTGCTTCCCTAGAAAGGTCTGGACGTGATTCTACTATAATATTATGTGGAGGCAACATAGTGTTCAAAAAATGAACAGTCTCACCTGCAGAGATAGTAACCTCTGAAGGTTGGAAAACTAATTTTCCATCATCTCCCATATTAATATCGACAGCAAAAACTGGCAATGCCAAGAACAGAGTTGCAAAGAATGCCAGAATGAACTTCATATAAAATGATCAACTAAGTTATCTAGTTGTGCTGCAAAAAGACGTTACGAGATATGTCAGGGATTCCTGTTCTCGAATTGTCTCATCACACCATCAACGTAACCTCGTCGATATTCCCAAGTATCACCACCGATTTCACCCCTCTTGGGGTTGATACATTTACTGTAATCGGGGTCTGTCTTGTCGATATTATTACATACTAAACCTGCCAAGTCTAGTTCGTTTCCCTTAGCGCCAGTGCCAGTCCAACGGTGTTCACCATTTAACCAAGTTGCACCACATTTTTGGCAGACTTTTTGCTCGATCTTGAACGCGAAGTCATCCGACATAGGAATCTCCCCAGTTTACTATTCAAATTTAGGATGGAATATTATATATGTCAATTAAAATACTAGCACTTCCACTTCCTAAGTGCGAGTGCTTTACGTGTAGGTCTGCCCTTCTCATCTTTCATAGGTCCTTTCACTCCACTCATACGAGCACAGAATGATCTTTTTCTAGGACCACCTTCGGGTTGTGGTGCTTTGAGATCTGAACCAGGATTCTCTCTTTCATAGGACTTGCGTCCTTTCTCGTTCAGTCCACCACTAGGATTCTTGCCTTCCTTTCTTTGCCAAGCACTTTCTTTTACTTGCTTGTCCTGTAGGAATGAAACAGGAGATTTTTCTGGTTTCTTTTTCTTCTTACTATCCTTACCACCAAGTGCTGCCTTAGCAATCTTACCTGCTGAATAGGGATCGTCTTTCTGTTTGTTCTTTTTAGTATCCTTCATAATCTCACGCATCTTTAGTGCGTGACTGATTGCCTTTCTCTTAGATGCTCTTCCGAGGGGTGGATTAGTTTTGTCAATCGCTCTCGCAATAGAAAGTCCTACCCCTTCACTCATACGACGTTTGGCAGCGTTACCTTTGCCTTGATCACTTGCACCCTTTCTTTGTTTTTGTGAAATTCGGGTCTCACTTGTGCCAGTGCCAAGTCTGAATGCTGTATCTCTATCAGCATTAGTTCTCTTACCACCACCTTTTTTGATGTCACTATCTTGCATCTCACGAGCACGTTGTGCTCTTGCACCAGTTAATCCTTCTTTGAGACCCTTAGTTTTGACACCACGTTTTTCTTTGTGTGCCTTGTGTCTTGCATCCATTGCCACGAGTCTCTCAGCAGGGTCAGCACCATTGCCACCTTGACCTGTTGCTCTGACATTACGAACAGACGCTTTACCATAGTTAGAACGACCACGTTCTTGACTTAATCTCTGGTTGTCGCTGTCCTTTTGTCTTTCTGTGAGGAACTCGCTGAATGATTTCATTTTTCCTTATTGAGTTTGGGGTTAGATGCACAATTTAATTCGTGCTTTTCGATCCAAGTTTTAGGACGCCAATGTCCTTGAGGGGAAGTGAGGTCACAATACTGACATACCCACTGTCCGTTGTTGTTCTGTTCAGCCATAGTGAAATTTCCTGTCTTTAGATTTGTCTGGTAGTTTACCTGATCTCACCTTAGTTGATGAGGTTTCACCATATCCTTTTGGATGCTTGCCCACCTTCGACTTACCTAGAGTCTCAGACTTTGCTTTGCTTCCTTTTTCGGTAGTGTGTAACTTTGCAGGTTTGTCCTTGTCTTTAGTAATCACAGATTCTTGTCCGTGCTTACGACCAAGACGGCGCATCACTTTACCAAAGCGACGCTTGGACATCTTGTCGGGTTTGGAAGTGTGGTACGAAACCTCACGACCTGTCTCACCTGAATCATATTTATACTCTCCAACACCTTTCTTGTGACCAATACCGTGCTTCTTAAGATCTTTTTCAAGTCCTTTTCTTTTACTACGGTTATCCTTTTCAGAAGAACCACGGTCAGCACTGATATGTCCAGTTACTTTGGTATTGGATTTCTGCATCGCCCGAGCGAGACCGCCCTCGGAGATAAACTCTCCGAAACTTATCATAGCACAGGGATCAACCGATTGTGTCTGTAGGTGCATATCAGTGTTTCCTTTTTGTTGAACGGACTTTCTTTGAAGTTGCAACTTTCTAAGATTAATCATAAGTTGCCTGCGGTCTAGAAGTTGCTTAGTCTTCTTGATCGCTTGATCCTTTGGATTAATTTTTTCCTTTTGAGGTTGCGCTTCCATCTTAACCACCAACGATTTGTACTGTTTCTACAACTACGTCGTTACTACCTGCTGTGAGTTTTACAGTTCTCTGAATCTGAGGAACTGTGTTTGCAACAATGTCAGCATCGCTGAGAGTATATGCACTGCCCGCACCAGATGCATCAATATCTGTTGTGATTGTTAGGTCACTGATTGCAGTTACTTTCTTACCTGCTGATGCAGCAGATTCAAAGTCAGTACCAAAACCATTTGTATCTCCGCCATCTACTGTCTGAATAAAGTCACCAACTGCAAATGTATGTCTTCCACCTGCACCTGATCCGCTGCCCGCTCCACCAACGCTGAATACAGAACCGTTAGCATTGGTCGCAGCGTGGACGCCAATGTTCTTTGATTTACCAGTGTGAAGAAGGATTGCTTCGCCTGCTGCCAACGTAACCGCAGGACCATCGTCAAACTGGATAGAAGAAGCACTTGCAGCATATGCCCGTACAACACCAGTCTTCACGACAATATAAGCGGTACCTGATCCACTCACTGTCGTAGTATCTAATACATTTAATACAGACATCGACTTTTTAATACTTGTTTTTACTATTTATCATTCTTTTGTTGCTTCAAGAACTTGGCAAGTTCTGCTGTAGAACCAACAAACATAGTGTTATTAGTAACGTTTTGTGCTGATGTACCTTTCGGTCCTCCTTCAATCTCCATCATTTTCTTGTGGAGGTCTGCCAATTTATCGGCAGTATCTGCAACGTTCTTAATTAAATTACCTGCAACTTCGTATGCTCTAGGTGAATCAGACTCTTGTGCTAGTTCAAGAATACCATCAACCGCCTCCTGACCTTTCTCGATCAGTGAGTAAAAGTTTCCACGAGAATATTCATAGTCCTTGATCTGTTGATCAGTGACATTTGGTACGATTGCTTTCTTCTGTGGTTGCCCTGGTTTGACCAGAGATGTCTCCACATCAAGAGCATCCTCGATACCGTCGAACTTACTCGTCTTGTCCTGTGGTTGGGTTTCTTGATTTTCCATCTGTAAACTCACTATAAAGTTCATTAAATCCGAAGTTATCATCAGGGTCTGCTGTGATAGGATCAGGTTCAACTGTGTACCTGACTTCACGTGCAGCAGTGGGTTTGCTATCGGTAGCAGTATCCACAATCGCTTTCTTGATAAGTTTATCGGTAACGTCAGTGACAGGACCGTAAATGTATGTCTTAGCAGTAAACGATAGTGTATAGATCAGAGTCCTACGAGTGGTGAAGTCACCTTCGTAGTCATCCTCATAAACCACTGAGTTCAATGTAACTGGGAAATCTTTTACTTCACCGATTGCTTCCTGTAAGTTAAGTGTGATGTTAAACATCGGTTGGAAGAACGGTAAAATCTGTTCTAGAATCTGAAGACCATCGTCTTGATTCTTTGCTAGGATTGCCAGTTCAAAGTCCACATTATATGGTACTGGCATAAAAGATTTTCTTGTCTTACTGTCAGTGCCAGTAAAACGTAACACCTGCGTAGGTGATACCTTTCTGGTAGCATCATACGCAAATCCAGAAATCTCAAATGAGATTCTGGGAAGAGTAATCTGAACCGCTTTCTTAGTGGTTAGATCACCAGTCTGTTTGATGCGAGCGAGAAACTTATCTTTAGGACCATAGGCAAGAGGTACTTTCATAACCTCTGTCTTACTACCTTCTGTACGTTTGATTTCAATATTATTGAAAAGCGTACCGAATGCAATAACGGTCTTTCTAAAAATTTCGTTGTAGGAATACGTTCCTAACATTAGTCTTCACCTCCAAATTCGCCAAACGGGTTGCCCTGACTAAAGTCAATGATCGCGTCCCCAAGGGTCTCAAAGTCAGCGTTGGCATCAAACTCCGAGTTCGTATTATTTAGTGTATTGTAACTTGCAGTAGTCCAAGCAGCACCTGAGGTTTGACCAGTGATGGTCTCAGGTATGGAGAAAATACCAGACCTGTTGTACACTTGTAGTTGGTTATTAGTAGAGTCCCAACTCTTAACTTCAGCAGTTACATTAGATGTACCACCCACGATCTCCTCACCAACTGTGAATGTACCAGTACCACCTGCAGCAAAGTTGACGGTGATAGTTGTAGCAAGGTTTCTCTCGATAACATCGATGTCTTCGACGCCAGTATCGAGGTCCTCTCCACTGTATTCGAACAACTCACACTTGAGACCCCAGATATGAATCTTGTTTAACTGATAGAATGGTTGCTCATATTCAACATATTGAATCTGAAATAATTTTTTAGCAAGAGGGAAGTAAATCAAATCTCCTTCATTGGGTCTTCCTTCTACCACTAGTGTTGTATTATCATCAACTAGATCCTTAAATCTTTTACGTGCAATAATAAAGTTAACCTGATCAGCAATCCTTACACCAAATTTACTGAACAAATCTCCATCTCCACCAAACCCTTGTACGTTCTCAAGGTAACCTTCGATCTGATATGCAGAGTTGAAACTATTAAGTGAATCTTCACCAAGGATGTTATCCTCAGATACTAAGGTTTTAGGAATGTAGAATAGTTCTACACCGAACATCTTGATTTGTTCTACGACAAGATCCTCGACGAGTTGTTGCTCGCCAGTCGTTCCGTTAGTGAAAAAAGAATTTAATGGCATTACCCTATCATATCTAGAGGTGGCATTTCGTATGTGGTACGGAGAGTTTCATCTAGGTTTTCTAGTTCAGTAATCGCATCACTGTAAATCTTTTCTCCGTTCAAGGTGACACCACCAGGAAGTTGCACGTTTTGGAACTTCGTTAGGTTTTGTCCCCAATACTTTTTGATCATTGCAGTTGCATAATCTTTCACCCAAATTGTTCCATATATCTTGCTCCAGTTTGCAGGATCAAGAGCACGAACGCAATCGATAATCACAAACCCACCATCGACTACATCAGTCTTAGCATCGAAGTCAATATAAAGACGACCTTGTGTAGCATTAAATCTAGTTGGTTTCATACCTTCCAACAAGAAGTTGATTGTTTCAAGGTGTGTCTGAATCATATAATAATGATAGAACTGTGTTGATGTAAAATCAAACAGATCATTCAAT